CACACAGCGTAAGGCGCAATCGCAAGCCGCAGCAGCCAAACGAGGCAAAGGTAAGTAATGGCTTACGATGACAACGGTCTGTACGGGGCCGCGCAGGTAGCCGACGCGGACGCAGCGCCCCGCCGCACCAAGCGCAACACGGCAGAGATGCTGTCGGAGATGCGTAAGCGGCTGCGGATCGCGCTGGACGCCTATTCGGACAGCCGGCAAGACCAGTTGGACGACCTGCGGTTCTTTGCAGGCTCGCCCGACAACAACTTCCAATGGCCCGCTGACGTGCTGAAAACACGCGGCAGCGCCCAAGGCCAGACGATCAACGCGCGGCCCTGCCTGACGATCAACAAGCTCCCGCAGCACGTCAGACAAGTCACAAACGACCAGCGGCAGAACCGGCCGTCCGGGAAGGTCATTCCGGCTGACGACAACGCAGACATCGAGGTCGCGGAAATTTTTGACGGGCTGGTGCGGCACATTGAGTACATCTCGGATGCGGATGTCGCTTACGACACTGCGTGCGAGTGCCAGGTGACGCAAGGTGAGGGCTACATTCGGCTTCTGACCGAGTATTGCGACGAAAAGAGCTTCGATCAGGACATCAAGATTGGGCGCATCCGCAACCCGTTCTCGGTCTACATGGACCCGACGATCCAAGACCCGTGCGGCTCGGACGCCAAGTGGTGCTTCATCACGGAAGACATTCCGAAGGATGAGTACGAACGGATGTTTCCGAACGCAACGCCGATCACGTCCATCCAGTCAGAAGGTGTCGGTGACGGCAACCTGTCGGTCTGGATCAACGAGATGACGATCCGGATCGCGGAGTATTTCTACAAAGAACCCAAGGACACCACGCTCAACCTCTACCCGGACGGCACGCTCGCCTATCAGGGCGACCCGCAGGACAAGCAGATGCGTCAGATGGGCCTGCGGCCCACCCGGCAGCGGAAAGTGACGATCGAAACCGTCAAGTGGCTGAAAACCAACGGTTTTGAGGTGCTGGAAGAGCAAGACTGGCCGGGCAAGTGGATTCCGGTCGTTCGAGTGGTCGGAAACGAGTTCGAGATTGACGGCGAGGTGCAGATCTCGGGTCTGGTGCGTAACGCCAAGGACGCGCAACGGCTTTACAACTACTGGACGAGCCAAGAAGCCGAGATGCTGGCGCTGGCGCCCAAAGCGCCGTTTATCGGCTATGGCGGTCAGTTCGAGGGCTACGAGCACCAGTGGAAGACGGCCAACATCAACAACTGGCCGTACCTTGAGGTCAACCCAGACGCTACAGACGGCATGGGCGCACCGTTGCCGCTGCCACAGCGCTCGCCGCCTGTCATGGCCCAACCTGGCCTCATTCAGGCCAAACTTGGGGCGTCAGACGACCTCAAGGCGACCACAGGTCAGTACGACCCGAGTCTGGGCGCGACCTCGAACGAACGGTCTGGCCGTGCGATCCTTGCGCGTCAGCAGCAGAGCAACACAGGCACCTATCACTACGTCGACAATCTGGCCCGCGCCGTGCGTCACATCACGCGGCAGATCATCGATCTGGTGCCGAAAATCTACGATACCCAGCGCATCGCGCGGATCATTGGTCTGGACGGCGAGTCCAACATGGTCAAGATCGACCCAACGCAGCCGGAAGCGGTGCGGCGGGTGGTGAACGAGCAGGGCGTCGTCATCGACAAGATCTACAACCCCTCAGTCGGCAAGTACGACGTCAAGGTCACAACCGGCCCAAGCTACCTGACCAAGCGTCAGGAAGCGATGGACGCGATGGGGCAGATCCTGCAAGGCAACCCGCAGCTCTGGGCGGTCGCTGGCGACCTGTTCGTCAAGAACATGGACTGGCCAGGCGCACAGGAGCTTGCCGAGCGGCTCAAGAAGACGATTGACCCGAAACTCTTGCAAGACGAAGACGACCCGGCATTGCAGATGGCCAACCAGCAGATCCAAGCGATGGGTCAGGAGCTTGACCAACTGCACGGGATGCTGAAGACTGTCAGCGAGTCGATGGAAGCGCAGAAACTGCGGATCGAAGAGTACAATGCCGAAACCAAGCGGATTCAAGCTGTCCAAGCGGGCATGACGCCCGAGCAGGTGCAGGAGATCGTGGTGATTACGCTGCGTGACGTCATGGAGCAGTCGGTTCCGATGCCGCAGATGCCTGAAATGCAGCCTCCGATGGAGCAACTGCCGCTTGACATGGGGATGCCGCAATGACGTGCGAAGTGTTTATCGGTCAGATGTTCCTTGCTCGCGATGTTGCGCACTCGACGCATCTGGCGACGCGGTCATACGCCAAGCACGTTGCGTTGAACGAGTTCTACGACGGCATCATCGACCTCGCGGACAAGTTCGCAGAAACCTACCAAGGCAAGTACGGTCTGATTGGTGCCATCGCGCTGCAATCAGCCAAGCGAACCGGCAACATCGTGGACTTCTTGGAGGGGCAGGTCAAGGACATCGAAGAAATGCGGTACAAGGTGGTGAAGAAAGAAGACACGACCTTGCAGAACATTATCGATGAGATTCTTGCGCTTTACTTTACCACGCTCTACAAGCTGAAATTTTTGGCCTAGATAATTATGCCGCTTGTTCTAAAAGACCGTGTAAGAGAGACTACGACCACCACCAGCACTGGTGCTTATACGCTTGGTGGTGCTCAGACCGGATACCAATCGTTTGCTGTCGTGGGTGATGGCAACACGACCTATTACACGGTCACGGACGGTACTGACTGGGAAGTTGGTATCGGGACATATACAGCGTCTGGTACGACTCTTAGCCGAGATACGATCCTTGCCTCTAGTAATTCTGGAAACGCTGTCAGTTGGGGTGCTGGCAGTAAAGATGTGTTTCTGACGTATCCGGCAGAGCGAGCGGTTTATAACAATTCGACAAGTACTAATGCTCTCGCTATTGGGCGGGGGAATTTCGCCGATATACCTGTTGCTACGGGTGGCGGGTCGATTGCTTTAGGTTCTGCGTATGCTTCAGGCACTAATTCGTTTGCAGCAATAAATGATGATGTATCTGGCACATATGGAGCGTTAGGGGATAACGCAGTAGCAATCGGAGGTGGCGTTATAGCTGTTCAGGCAGCTGTTGGGATAGGCTCTTCCGCGCAAGCTACAGGTATAGCTTCAGTTGCACTAGGACAAAACGCGAAAGCAACTGTTGATAGGTCGGTTGCTATTTTACAGTCAGTGTCACAAATAAAAGGCAAGCTAACTTTTGCAGGGAATTATTTTATTCCGTTTTTGGGGTCCGCCCAATCTGGACTTTACTTTTTCTTGCGACAAACTACTAACGTAACCCCAACGGTTTTGACTACGGACAACGGATCACCCTCAACAGACAATCAGATTGTCTTGTATTCGGACGGTCTTTCTTTTAGCTTTCACGGAACAATTATTGCCAGACAACAGCTTTCCGGTGGCACAAATTACGCTGCTTGGGAGATAAAAGGTTCTATCCTTAGAAATACTGGCGCGGCAAGCACGACACTAGGATCGCATAATGTAAATAAGCTAAGTGCGTCTGCTGGAGCGTCAGCTTGGACGGTTGCGTTGTCGGCCGATACAACAAATGCTGCTTTGAAAATTGAAGTCACAGGTGCAGCAGCAACCAACATTCGTTGGGCCGCAACAATTACAACCGCAGAAATTTACTATGGGTAAAACATGGGCGCAGTAAATATCGATAACACCGGAAGTGGGTCGGCAGTAACGCTGTCGTCTGATGGCACAGATCTTCTTTTGAATGGATCTCCTATTGGGGGTGGCGCTTCAGCCATCACCATCAGCAACAAGACCGGCGCATATACGGTCGTTGCTGGCGACCTGGGCACGATCATCAACTGCACGAGCGGTACGTTTACCGTGTCGCTGACTGCTGCGGCGACGCTGGGCAGTGGGTTTAATTGTTGGGTTTGGAATACTGGGACAGGTGTAGTCACGATTGATCCAGCAGGGTCTGAAACGATTGATGGTATTTCTACTTTAACCCTTAGGAGAGGCGAAGGTACGCAGATAGTTTGCGACGGTACGAATTGGCAGACCGGCGATAAAAAAACTATGCGAGGCTATTCTGACAATATTGCGACTGGCACAGCTAAACCGTCAGCATCAGGCACAAACTCTGTAGCGATTGGGCCTTTGGCAAGTGCATCAAATACATCAGCACTAGCATTGGGCTTTAGTGCTTTGGCGACTGGGGATACTTCTTTGGCTATGGGTTATGGCTGGGCATCTGCACAGCGTTCAATAGCCATATCACCACCAAGTGGTTTATATGTAGTAAGAGCGGATTCTACAAACAGCGTTGCCATTGGGTTAAATTCTAGTAACCAAGGCTCTCAAACTATAACCGGCGCCGGTGCAATGGCCCTCGGCGGCAGCTACGCATCCGGCAATGATTCCTTTGCTGCTGCGGTGGCGAGCAATACGAGCAGTTATGGGGCGACTAATGCAAACAGCATTGCGATTGGCGATCGAGGCATAGCAAGTGGATCTGCGTCATTAGTTATTAGTACAAATACTGCAACGTCTTCTGGTGTTAGAAGTATAGCAATAGGGTCGGGTGTTCAAGCAACGCAAACATTTTCTGTTGCGATTGGGTCGAACTGTGTTAGTTCGATAATTGGTAAGTTTGCTTACAGTGGGAACGGATCTATAGGCGGCTTTGGTACTTCTCAAACAGGTATGTTTGTTTTGATGCGCCAAACAAGTGACGCCACCGCAACCGTCCTAACTACTGATAATACAGCCCCCGGAACAACTGACCAGATCATCCTTCCCAACAACTCAGCCTACGCATTCACGGGCACTGTCGTCGCCCGTCAGCAGGCATCAGGCGGCACGGCATCAGCAGCGTGGAAGGTTGAAGGTCTGATCCGCAGGGAAGCAAATGCTGCCAGCACAGTGCTGGTGGCATCTACTGTCACTGCAATCGACAACACTCCAGGCTGGACGCTTGCGCTGTCTGCTGACACAACCAACGGTGGTTTGAAGATCGAAGCAACCGGAGCGGCGGCAACAAACATTCGATGGGTGGCGACTGTCCAAACCAGCGAAGTGACCTACTAATAAGGATTGACATGGCAATTTCCATTGACCTGACCAACTCCCAGTACGGCATTCCATTTGCTGGAGCGTATTTCCGAATCGTTACTGCTGCAATCAGTCGTCAGCGTGAAGGCGGCCCGAAGTTCTCGGTGATGATTGACGTTGCTGGGTATGGCACGGCAGATCCCGGTGACGACACGCGAGAGGTTGACTTCCGGCGCTACCACACCCCGCTGGGTGACATTGAGGCCCAGCAAGGCGCTGCGTTCCTAGACAAGTGCTATGCATGGGTGATGTCTCAGCCTGACATGGCTGGATCGCAGGCGGTGTAATATGTTCGGGTTTTCTAGCTTTTCAGAGCTTCCTTTCTGCGCGTTGCCGGATTTCGGCCCGGTGCCTCCAGTACCGTTGCCGACGTACGACAACTACTACATCAAACTTCGCACGTTCACGGAACGCTGGAGATTTTGAAATGTCGATGAACTTGAAAGCAATCACCACGCGGTTGGGCTACCAGCAGATCACAAGTCTGACGTCTGCGGTTAGCCTAACCGTACCTGCGGTGGACTTGAACGGCCTGTCATGCAAGCCAGCCATCGCCATCATCGTTCCCGAAGGCGCTTCCGTGCGCTGGCGTGACGATGATGCGGATCCCACCAGCACTGTTGGGATGCCTCTTGCAGCCGGGGTCACGCTTCAGTACGATGGTGATCTGACGAAAATTCGTTTTATTGAGTACGGCGGCACGGCCAAGCTCAACGTCACTTATTACGCTTGAGGTTGCCATGAACGTGTTCAACGACAGCCCGCAAATCGACTACGTCGACTACTTCACCAATCAACTGCCAAAAGATTTGGCAGCGATGGCGCAACTGCGCGACGAGCTTGCCAGACGGCAAGGCGCGCTGACCGCAGTAGACGACGCCAACAAACTGCGTACAGAAGCGACCGCTATTTTGGCAGACGCCAAAGCGCAGTATGCGGATCTAACATCAAAAGCTAAAGCAGAGTATGACTCGTCGATGGCAAAAATTAAAGCGGCTCAGTCAAAACTGGACAACGCGCTAAAAGATTTTAACGCTCGTGAAAAAGAATTTGACGCTAGCTATACCGCGCGCGTTGCCGACATCAGCCGTCGCGAAATTAACGCTGCTGCGCTTGAAAAACAACTCGCAGATAAAGAATCTAGGTTGGCGTCTTTGGAAAAAACTTTGGCCGCCGACCGCGCTAATCTTGACGCTCGCGTCAAAGCGCTGCAAGATAAGGTTGCGTCTTTAGCTGTATGATGTAATACTTTCCGTACTAGTGCGGTCCACTAGGGATTCTTCGGAATCAACCATGTCAGACCAAGAAGTAGCGGTACAGGTCGAACAGACTCCCGCGCCAGCAGAGCCCCAGGTTACGGCACCTGAATCTGCTGAAGCAGCACCACAAACGCCGGAAGCGACCAAGACCTTCACTCAAGAAGAGCTTGACGCCATCGTTGCCAAACGGCTTGCGCGAGAGCAGCGCAAGTGGGAGCGCCAACAGCGCCCCCAGCAGCAAGTGCCCGAGACGCCCAAGGAACTGCCGCCGGCAGAACAGTTTGAGTCGGTTGAAGCCTACGCGCAAGCGCTGGCCGAACAAAAGGCTCAACAGCTTCTCCAGCAAAGGGACATGGAGCGCCAACAGGCCGAACTGCTGGAGACGTACGCGGAACGGGAAGAGCAGGCAAGGGACAAGTACGACGACTTTGAAACGGTCGCCTACAACCCGAACCTGCGAATCACCACCGTGATGGCGCAAACGATTCAGGCTTCTGACGTTGGTCCTGACCTTGCCTATTATTTAGGCAGTCATCCAAAAGAAGCTGACCGCATCTCCCGCTTGAGCCCGATCTTGCAGGCCAAGGAGATCGGCAAGATTGAGGCGAAACTCGCCAGCAGTCCAATGCCGGTCAGGAAGCAATCGAGCGCCCCGGCGCCCATCACGCCTGTCACAGCGCGAATGGCCGGAACGCCCGCTTACGACACCACGGACCCTCGCTCGGTCAAAGCGATGGATGCTACTGCGTGGATCGAAGCGGAGCGCCAACGGCAGATCCGCAAGTGGCAAGCCCAACAGCAAGTTTAAGGAGCCATCATGGCAAATAGCATTCTTACGATTGACATGATCACGAGGAAGGCTCTCGAAATCCTCGAAAACAACCTTGTGATCACCCGTAACGTAAACCGTCAGTAAACGAAAGTCTAGCTGACGCTAAACCCCGTTAATTGCTGGAAACCCCTTAGAGCCATGCACGCCACAACGCACTCGGAAACGGGAATCGTGACGGCCAAAAAGTGCTGGATTGGGCAATCAGCAGCCAAGCATCTTACCATTAACTGTGGTATGATGAAGGTTCAACGACTAGCCGGAAACGGCGTAGGGCCAAGCGGCCCGAAATGCGGGGCAAACGTGAAACGGTCAATTGAAGAGCGATTTTTTGAGAAAGTAGCCGTCCGCGAGAATGGCTGCCATGAGTGGGTCGGGTTTGTGATGCGTAACGGGTATGGGCAGTTCAGCATGAACGGAAAGCCCCACTACTCGCACCGCGTGGCGTATGAGTTGGCGTATGGCAAGCCGACAGACTACGTTCTGCACAAATGCGACAACCGTCGATGCGTCAACCCGGAACATCTGTTTTCAGGTTCGTTTTACGACAACATGGCAGACATGGTCACTAAAAATCGTCAGGCTGCTGGCGATCGTAGCGGGCGCTGCAAACTGTCGTCGGAAGACGTCAAAAAAATTCGTGCTTCAGTTGGTCTGCACCGAGAGATTGCTGCTCAATTTGGCGTCACACCAAGTCTGGTGTCGATGATCCGAAGCGGGCGCATCTGGCGGTCCGTTTGAAGATATAGTCTGATCCTTGGTGAAAGCCAAGGCTGCGAAAGCAGGGTATGGGCGTAGCGGCCCGTGCTGAACAGAATGACGACAATTCGTTCGCGCAGGAAGGCGCCAAGATTGGTACGACCCTTCGTATCCGTCTGCCGGACCGCGCACTGGTGACCGATGGCGCGGCGCTGCAAGTGCAGGATGACAACGAGCAGTTCACCACGCTCACCGTCTCCAGCCAGAAGCACATCGGCATCAACTTCACGACCGCCGAACTGACGATGCAGCTTGACGACTTCGCCGAGCGTGTGTTGAAGCCTCGGGTCAGCCAATTGGCCTCAAGCATCGACGCCGATGTGGCGAACGCCTACCAAGGCATCTTCGCGTCGGTCGGCACGCCCGGCACCGTCCCCGCCACCAGCCTGGTCCTGCTCCAAGGCCAGCAGAAGCTGAACGAAGCCGCCGCGCCGATGAGCCCGCGTTATGCCACCGTCAACCCGGCCGCCAACGCCGGTCTGGTCGAAGGCATGAAGGGCTTGTTCAACCCGGTGTCGACCATCAGCCGTCAGTTCAAGTCGGGCCTGATGGGCGAAGGCATTCTGGGTTACGACGAGATGGCGATGTCGCAGTCGATCAAGCAGCACACGACTGGCACCCGAACCGGCGCACATACCGTGACCACCACGGTCAGCACCCAGGGCGCGACGACCGTTGCAATCACCGGCACCGGCACGCAGACCATCAAGAAAGGCGACGTGTTTACCATCGCAAACGTCTACGCGGTCAACCCACAGACCCGCGAGTCAACTGGCTCACTTCAACAGTTTGTGGTTACGGCTGATGTGACGGCATCGGGCGGCGCTTACGCGAGCGTTAGTGTTAGCCCCGCGATCTACACGTCGGGCCAAGCGTTGGCAACCGTGGACTCGTTTCCGCAATCTGGTGCGACCGTCACTTTCCTCGGTGCGGCCTCGACCCAGTACCCGCAAAACCTGCTGTACCACAAAGACGCGATCGCGTTTGCGACCGCCGACCTCGTGATGCCGCAGGGCGTGGACATGGCAAGCCGTCAAGTTCACAACGGGATCTCTATGCGGATCGTGCGCCAGTACGACATCAACAACGACCGGATGCCCTGTCGTATTGACGTCCTCTACGGATACTCCGTCATTCGCCCGCAGCTCGGCTGCCGCCTCTGGGGTTAAACCCTTTTTACAAAGGAATACATCATGGCTCTTCCTAATGGTGCTGGCGGCTATCTGCTCGGCGCAGGCAACCGTGGCGAAACGATCATGGGCGCTGCCGACGCGCCCCAGACCGCAACCGCTACGGCTACTCTGACGGCAGCGCAACTAGTTGGAGGGATGCTGTACGCCAATCCCTCTACTACCGCAGCTACTTACACGCTGCCTGCGGCAAGCACGCTGGACACGGCGCTGCCCAACGCAGAGGCGGGGAACACGTTTGATCTTGCGATTGTTAACGTGGGAACCAGCAGTGGTACGGTTGCGCTGGCAATGGGATCGGGTACGGGTTTTACGGATGGCGGCAACGCCACCACCACCGTCGCGATCACGTCGAGCGCGGTGTACCGCTTCCGTAAAACCGGAACCGCTGCTTACTCGGTCTACCGAATCGCCTAAAGGAGCTACGTCATGCCGAATAATAAATCTGTTGGCGTGGCGTACTCCGATCCGGCGCTGACGTCGTTTTACCTCAACGCTCCGGTCACCAAGACCGCCAGCTTTACGCTGGGCGAAGATGAAAACTACGTCATTTGTAACGGCTCCGCTGCCAACGTCACTGTGACGTTGCCCAGCGGGGCTGACTACATCGGACGGACCGTCTACCTCAAAAACTTGTCAGGCACTTACACGGTCATTTCGGCGTCGTCAAACGTCAAACCGCGTACCTCAAACACTGCTGCTACTGCTATTTTGGCTGCTACAGCAGGTGCATGGGCAACGCTGGTTTGCGAAGATGGCACGAATTGGGTCGTTATGGCCGGCAACTGATGGACAGCGGGGGCCAATCGGCCCCCGCTGCATACTTATGGCAATCATTTATCTGCGGCATTCTGAGCATGGCGACAAGATCGCCACAATGGAGATGGAAGCCGAACAGGATGAAAAGAACGGCTGGGTGCGGTATGATCCGGACGAGGCCGATGATTCGGCCGTCAACGAGCTAGCCGCGCCCGCGCGGCGGCGTCGGAAGGACACTGCCCATGTCAACGTCAGCCAGTGACCTGATCAATGGATCGCTACGCCTGATCGGTCAGCTTGCGGAGGGCGAGACGCCTTCCGCTGAAATGTCCAACGACGCACTGGTCGCTATGAACCAGATGATCGACTCTTGGTCGATCGAGCGTCTGTCGGTGTTCTCCACACAAGACCAAGTGTTCACTTGGCCTTCCAACACGATCAATCGGTCGCTTGGCCCAACTGGCGACTTCGTCGGCCAGCGCCCTATCCTGCTCGATGACAGCACCTACTTCCGTGACCCGGCAAGCGGTCTGTCATATGACATCCTGTTCATCAATCAGGATCAGTACAACGGCATCGCGTTGAAGACTGCGGGAAGCACGTTTCCACAACTGATGTGGATCAACATGACTTTCCCCAACATCGAGATGTACTTGTACCCGCGCCCGACGAAAGATCTGGAATTCCATCTGGTGTCGGTGCAGCCGCTCACGCAAGCCTCGTCGCTCAACACCATCCTCCAGTTCCCGCCAGGCTACCTGCGAGCATTCCGGTACTGCCTTGCGTGCGAGCTGGCGCCTGAGTTTGGTGTCGAGCCGCCGCCCACCGTGCAGCGGATCGCAATGGCGTCCAAGCGCGACCTGAAGCGCATCAACAATCCCGACGACATCATGGCGCTGCCGTACAGCCTGATCGCGCGCCGTAGGCAGCGCTTCAACATCTTCGCGGGCGGCTACTGATGAAGACGCCCATCCTCGCAGCCTCCTACGTCGCGGCGAGCATCAACGCTGCGAACGACCGCTGCGTCAACCTCTACCCTGAGGTGGTGCCGCAAGGCGGCAAGGAGTCTGCGTTCCTGACCCGCTGCCCAGGTCTGAAGCCGATCACCTTCACGGTGGGTGGCTCGCCGGTCAGCGCGCTGGACGACGGCCCGATCCGAGGCTTGTGGACCTATGGCGGCGAACTGTATGTCATCACGGCGCAGGCGACCGCCACGTTGCCCTACCCGCAGACCAAGCTCTGGCGGGTCGACTCCTCCTATGTAGCCACGCTCGCAGGCACGGTCAGCAGCGATGTCGGCACGGGGCCGGTCAGCATCGCGGACAACGGCGTACAGATGTTCTTGGCGCTGGGCAACGCAGCTGGCACGTCCTACATCTACAACGCCACGACGACCGCGTTTGCCGAGATCACGGACCCTGACTTCCCCGGCGCGTCATCGGTCGGCTTCATAGACGGCTACTTCGTGTTCGCCGAGCCCAACAGCCAGAAGCTCTGGGTAACCGCGCTGCTCGACGGCACGTCAGTTGACCCGCTGGACTTTGCAAGCGCGGAAGGAGCGCCAGACGACATCGTGTCAGTCTTGGTCGACCATCGCGAAATCTGGGTGTTCGGGGCCAAGTCGACCGAGGTTTGGTACAACGCGGGCGGGGTCGATTTTCCGCTTGAGCGTATCGCGGGCGCCTTCAACGAACTGGGCTGCATCGCGCGCTACTCGCCCGTCAAACTCTCCAACATCGTCTTCTGGCTTGGCACGAACGATCAAGGCCAAGGAATTGTCTATCAGACGAACGGCTACCGGGGCGTGCGGGTCAGCACGCACGCGATCGAGCGCGAGATCCAGTCCTACAGCGTCATCACAGACGCGATCGGGGCGTCCTACCAGCAAGACGGTCATCTGTTCTATGTGCTGACCTTCCCGACCGCTGGCAAGACGTGGGTCTATGACCTGACGACACAACTGTGGCACGAGCGCGCCGCTTGGGTCGCCGGGCAGTACACGCGCCATCGTGCGAACTGCATGGTGAACTTCAACGGCAAGATCTTGGTTGGCGACTACTTGAACGGCAAGGTGTACGAGTACGACCTCGCCACCTACAGCGACGACGGCGTGCCGCAACGCTGGCTACGGTCTTGGCGGGCGCTGGCAACCGGCCAGAACACGCTCAAGCGCACGGTGCAGCACAGCCTACAGCTCGACTGCGAGTCAGGCGTAGGGCTCGTCACCGGCCAAGGGTCCGACCCGCAGGTCATGCTGCGCTGGTCAGACGACGCAGGGCATAACTGGTCGAACGAGCATTGGCGGCCGATGGGCAAGATCGGCGCTACCGGCACGCGAGTCATCTGGCGGCGGCTGGGCAGCACGCTGAAGCTGCGCGATCGGGTCTATGAGGTGAGCGGCACTGACCCGGTCAAGATCGCGATCATGGGCGCTGAACTGACCGCGAGCGCCACCAATGCCTAATCCGACCCCATTCCGCATCCCCGCGCAGCGCGTGCCGCTGCTTGAGGCCGGGACGATCGATCTGATGTCGCGGGAGTGGTATCGGTTCTTGAACCGCGCGCCGCGTTACGGGGCGTTCTACGACACCACCACGCAGACGGCGGCAGCCGCCAACACCGGTTACGCCGTGACGTTTAACAACGAAACGGTGGCGTTTGCCATCCAGCGTGGCACGCCGACCTCGCGCATCTATGTGCCAGACACTAGCGTTTACGACGTGCAGTTCTCGCTACAACTGGATAAAACCACAGGTGGCGCAGGCAACGTGTTCATCTGGGCGCGGATCAACGGCATCGACGTGCCGTACTCGGCCAGCCGCACGCGGATCAAGGACAACAATGCCGAAATCGTGGCTGCATGGAACTTCATGCTGGACATGCAAGGCGGCAGTTACTTTGAGTTGATGTGGGCTGCCGACACAACTTCGATACAATTGATCGCAGAAGCGGCGACTGCCTTCTGCCCGGCCATTCCTTCGGCCATTCTGACCGTTTCTGAGGTGGCGCTATGAGCTACAACCTGTCAGCTGTTCCCAAGCTACAGTTCTTCGACAACGACGGCAACCCGCTCGTTGGCGGCAAGCTGTACACCTACGAGGCCGGCACGACCACGCCGCTCGCGACCTACACCGACTCGACCGGCGCGACGCCCAACACCAACCCGGTGATTCTGGACTCGCGCGGCGAGGCAAACGTCTGGTTGGCCGCGCAGTCCTACAAGTTCGTGCTGAAGACCTCGACCGACACCACGATCTGGACGGTCGACAATGTCAGTAACGCAATCAATGTCTCGCAGATCCTTGCCAGCGGAGGAACTGCGGGCGCGCCTCCATACTCGTTCTCGGCCGACACCGACACGGGGGTCTACCTTGCTGCCGTAGGGCAGCTAGGGCTGACGGCAAACGGCACACCGTTTCTGCGTGGGTCGGCTACTGCGATGACCTTTGGTCAGTCGGGCGGCGCCAACGATGTCGATGTGACGCACTACGGAGACACCGCACAGACTGGCAACTTCACGCTGACAGGCGCTGCGGTGTTTAACGAAGCGGGCGCTGACAAGGACTTTCGTATTGAAGGCGACACCGACGCCAATCTGTTTTTTGTCGACGCGTCGACAGATCGCATAGGCATCGGCACCAACACGCCGTCAGTGAAGTTTGATGTCGTTGGCGCTGTTTTGGTAACCGGCGACAGTTCGCTCAACGGTGCATTGGTCGTCAACGAAGCGGGCGCAGACGCGGACACGCGGATCGAAGGCGACACGGACGCCAACTTGGTGTTTGTCGACGCCTCGACCGACCGGGTCGGCGTGGGCATCAACACGCCGCAGAGCAAACTGCATGTGTCGTCCGGCGCGATTGATGAAGTTGCTCGCTTTGAGGGAACGGGTCAGCCTTATATTTCTCTACACGACTCTGGTGTCCGTGAGTTTTTTATTCAGGCTACCGGTGGAGGAATTAATGTCTACGGCGAAACAAACAAGCCAATGCTGTTTTACACGAACAGCGTGGCGCGTACACAAATCGCTGCCAACGGCGCACAGTCCAGCGTCATTCCCGGCGGGTCAACGCTCTACCCGCAGTTTGCTTGCCGAGCGTGGATCAACTTTAACGGAACCGGCACGCCGGCAGCGCGTGCAAGCGGGAACGTCTCCAGCATCACAGACAATGCTACTGGCGACTACACTTTGAACTTCACCACCGCTTTTCCGGATGCAGACTATGCGCCCGTATTCGGCTACGGGCAATCGGACGGGGCGGCGTCCTATAAATTTGCGGTGCGTATTAGTACGGCCGAGACTGGTTCACCGACTACAATGACGACGACCGCACTGCGCATCATAAGTGGTGGCGCCTCACTCCTAGACTTTGCCAACCTATACGTTGCAATTTTCCGGTGATCAACATGAAAGTCATCTTCGCAACACCGACCGGCGGCGTCGCCATCATCCACCCGACCGGCGAACTGCCGATTGAGGTGGTCGCACGCAAGGATGTGCCGCAGGGCGTGCCGTACAAGTTTGTCGAGGACAGTGCGGTGCCGACTGACCGGACGTTCAGGAACGCTTGGGTGGCCGAGCCGTTTGAGCCGGATGGATACGGCGACCCGGATGGATATTGGAGTGAGCAAAATGATCAAAGTTGATCTTGACAAAGCCAAAGTGATCGCTCACGATCGCCGTCGTGCGGCTCGCGAGAAGGAGTTCGCGCCGTTTGACGACATCATTGCCAAGCAGATCCCCGGCGTATCCGCACAGCAAGCCGAGGCCGAGCGTCAGAAGATCCGCGACAAGTACGCTGCAATGCAAACCGCAATCGACGCTGCTGCGACGCCCGAGGCGATTAAGGCTGCGCTCGCGCAGACCAAAGAGGTGTGAGATGGCAATCGACCCTATAACCATTGGCCTTGTCGGCGGCAACATCCTCGGCGGTTTGTTTGGCGCGAGCGCAACCCGTCGCGCGGCCAGAGAGCAGGCCGCCGCGACCCGCGAAGGCATCGCGTCGCAAGAGCGAATGTTCGAGCGCGGCATGGAGGCCCAAGCGCCGTTCCGCGAGGCGGGCCTTGAGGCGCAGAACATGCTGATGGAACGGATGCGGAACTTCCGTCCGTACCAAGCGAGCGCCGGTCTGTCGCCTGCCGAGCTGGCAAGCGAGCAGTTCAATTTCCAGGCCGACCCCGGCTATGCGTTTCGGCTGTCCGAAGGCATGAAGGCGCTTGAGCGCAGCGCCGCCGCACGCGGCGGGCTCTTGTCTGGTGGCGCCGGCAAGGCGTTCCAGCGTTACGGCCAAGACTTGGCCTCGCAAGAGTACGGCAGCGCCTTCGATCGGTTCCAGCGCGACCGCGCCGCCCGTGCGGGCCTCGGCGCGATGGAGTATGGCCAGTTCACCGGCGAACGGTCAGGTGAGATGCTGCCGCTGCTTCAGACCGCCGCCACCGGCAGCGGCGTGACAACCAACATCGCCAACCAACTGGCAAGCTTGGGCAGCGCTCAAGCACAGGCCGCAGGCGCGGTCGGCGCGGCGGGCGCGGCCGGTCGGCTGGGTCAAGCGCAGACCTTCTCAAACACGCTCGGCCAGTTGGGGAACCTGTACATGGGCGACCGGATGTACAACATGCTGCAAAGCAGGCAGCAGCAAGGCTACCCGACAAGCTACTACCAGAACATGCAGAACTACGGCCCGTCTGGTGGGTGGTCATGGTCTAACCTCGGACCGGGAGAAGGCTGAACATGGCTATCAACCAACTGATCGCCGCCGGGATTCAACCGCCTCGGTTCGAGTCTCCGCTGAACATGATGGCGCAGTTCGCCCAGCTTCAGCAGGCGCAGCAGGCCAACGCGCTGAACCAGATGCGGATGCAGCAGATGGAGCGCCAGCTTGCTGAAGAAGAAGCCTTGCGGATGGGCGTACAGCGGCTTGGGCCTGACCCGTCGCAGATTGAAGTGGCGCGGCTGCTGATGCAATCGCCTAGAACGTTGCAAGAAGGCGCGAGTATGCTTCAGTCTGCCAAAGAGCGCGAGCGCTTTAGCCAGATGTTCCCGCAGTTCGCAGGCGGGGCGCCGGGCATGGCTGTTTCTCCAGCAGCCCTGCCCGCAAGAGGCGCGCCTGCGCCTACGATGGGGGCGGC